TTAATCCAAGTGATGCTTGGCTTCGTGCTAACTTATCTAATGCTGAAGGTACTACAAGCCCAGACCTTGACCTAGACTTTGTAAGCAATGGATTTAAGATAAGGAACAATGGCACAAATAGTAATATTAATAGCAGTACATACATCTACATGGCATTTGCAGAAATGCCTAGTAAATATGCAAACGCAAGATAAGGGGATAAACAATGCCTTGGAAATTAGGTACAAAAACAATTAATTTTGGAAGAAGTTGGACTGATGCTAATGGCAATCAATATCCTACAAATTGGTTAGCCCTTACTACAGATGTTGAAAAAAAGGCGGTAGGTTTAAAGTGGGAAGATAATCCTACTTCTTACGATAACAGATTCTACTGGTCTGCTAGTAACCCTAAAGATGTAGCTGATTTAAAAACAAGTTGGATAGCTACAACTAAAAAAACAGCAGGGTTATTACTAGTTGATACAGATTGGTATGTAGTGCGTAAGGCAGAGGATGCCACAACAACTATTCCGACAGATATAGCAAACTATCGTGCGGCTGTACGGACAGCTTCTGGTACAATAGAGACTGCTATAACTAATGCTTCTGACCATGCGGCATTTATGGCATTGTTTGATACCCCTGTAGATAGTGAGGGTAATCCTACTGGTAATGCTCCTATAGATAACTGGCCAGACCCACTGGAGTAATAGATGGCATTTGCTAGTTCTGCATTTTCTGAAGTACCTTTTGGTGCATTAGTAGTAACAGCAACAGTTGAAACAGCTACAGCAAGCTCTGCTGGAACTTCTAGTGTATCTGGCTCTGCTACTTTAAAAGCAATTGGTGTTGCATCTTCTGCTGGAACTTCTAGTGTATCTGGCTCTGCTACTAGTAAACAAATTGCGATTGCATCATCAGCAGGTACATCATCTGTAGCAGGAAGTGCAACTAGTAAACAAGTTGCGATTGCATCATCGGCAGGTACTTCTAGTGTATCGGGTAACTCTACAATAAGAAAAGTAGGGGTAGGTAGTTCAGCAGGTACTTCATCTGTATCGGGTAGTTCTACTTTAAAAGGAATAGGAGTAGGAAGTTCAGCAGGTACTTCTAGTGTATCTGGTTCTGCTACAAGTAAACAGTTAGGGGTTGCTTCCTCATCAGGCACATCCTCTACAAGTGGCTCTGCTACAAGCAAACAGTTAGGGGTTGCATCATCAGCAGGTACATCATCTACAAGTGGTACGGTAAGTAAATTAAATAATGTTACGGGTGAATCAACTGGTTCATCATCTACATCAGGTAGTTCAAGTTTAGTACAAGTAGGACAAGGTACATCAACAGGCTCTGCTTCTTCGGTTGGTACAGGAGATAGATTAAGAAACGCTATAGCATCTTCTACAGGAACATCTAGCGTATTAAATATTTCTGTTTCATCTTTTAACTACTTTGATACCAGAGATAACTATAACCGAAAACGCACTGTTTATATAGAAAGAAAAACTACATCTAGTGACAGAACTGCTTTAGTCGCTGAAATCCCAAGAACTATAGTAACATCACCAAATGTTTCTAGTGTAAATCGAACGGTATATATACCACAACAAAATAGAACAATATTTGAATCACCTAATTCATCTAATTTTAATAGGGTAGTTTACGTGCCACAAGAAAATAGAACAGTGTTTATAGAAAAAAGAACAACTAGTTCAGATAGAAAAACTTTAGTTTCTACTGTGCCAAGAACAATATTTAATTCAGGTAATCCTTCTACATTAAATAGAGTAGTATATATACCACAAGAAAATAGAACCATTCGTATAGATAGGCAAACAACAAGTGCTGATAGAACAGTTAAAGTTGCGTAGGAGTTTAACATGTCATTAAGATTTCCAAATAAAGACCCAGATGAAACATTAGATTATAGTGTAGATTGGTCTAGGTTTTTAGGTAGTGCTACAATTAGTGGCAGTGCTGTTTGGGCTGTTAATAATGCTAGTAATGCTAAAACAACTTTATCTGCAACAGGTACTGTAAATGGTTTAACTAGTACTGCTCAAACAATTAGTACAGATTTACAGACAGCTACTATAAACTTATCTGCTGGAACTAACAACACAGATTATACTTTGTTTTGTACTGTTACGGATAGTAATGGTATTACAGCAGAGCGTTCTATCAAACTTAGAATAAGGCAAAAATAATGGCATATAATTATTTATCTCTTGTAAATCAAATAAATAGAAGATTGAATGAAGTAGAATTAACATCTTCTAATTTTTCTACAGCAACAGGATTTTACTCACAAGCTAAAGATGCGGTAAATTCTTCTGTGCGTTACATAAATCAAAGTGAATATAATTGGCCTTTTAATCATGTAACTCAAGAAGATATACTAACTGCAAATATTCTTAGATATGGTAATCCTGATGATGCTAAAGTAATAGATGTAAATACATTTAGAATAAAAGAAAGTTCTACTTTAGGAAATAGTACTCGTAAATTAAAAATACTTTCTTATGAAGAATATTTAGAAAAGTATATACATTTTGAATATGATGAAGACAATGGTTTATCTGGTGTTCCTGATTTTGTTTTTAGAACACCTTCACAAGAGTATGGTTTAATACCACCACCAGATAAAGCATATACAATAGTATATGAGTATTATCGTATTCCTGTTGATTTAGAAAATCACGATGATGTACCAGTTATTCCAGAAAGATTTGCTCATATAATTACAGACGGTGCAATGCATTATGCTTATTTATTTAGAGGTAATACTCAAGACGCACTTGTAGCAAAAGAAAAATTTGATGATGGTATTAAACATATGCGTAGTCTTCTTATTAACAGATATGATTATGTACGTTCTGGTTTAATTGTAAAAACAAATAGTCTAACAACAAGTTCTTCTTTCAACTAATACTTGACAAACAAAATAAATTAAGTATAACTATATTAAGAGTTTATAAATGGCTGATGCTTGGCAAACATATCCTGTAGAATTTAAAGGTGGCTTAGTAAGTAACCTTAGTCCTTTGCAACAAGGTGCTAATTTACCGGGTTCTGCTACAGTACTACAAAACTTTGAACCTTCTGTTGAGGGTGGTTACAGACGTATACTAGGTTTTGATAAATTTGACAGTAATACATTAAGTAATTCTGGTTTAATTCGTGGTGTATTTAGATTTGATAGTCAAGTTTATGCGGTTAGAGGCAATGATTTATTTAGGTCAACAGGAAATGGCTGGACACAACTAACTGAAAGTACAGCTTTTCCACCTTCTGTAGCAACAGCAAAAGTTAATGGCTCAACTAGTAGTACTACTTCTTTAGTAGTTGACAATAATAACAATACTATTATAGCTGGTATGGTAGTTACGGGAACGGGTATATCAGGAACAGTAACTGTATCAAGTTTATCTGACCAAAATAATTTAGTGTTATCTAGCACACAAAGTTTAACTGATAATGTAGACTTAACTTTTACTGAAAAAAGTTCTGTTCTTAGTTCAGATGCTACTAAAGTAAGATTTGCAAAATACAATTTTGATGGTACGGAAAAGTTTGTATTTGTTGATGGAGCAAGTAAACCGTTTATATTTAATAATACATCACTTAGAATATTATCAAATTTAAGTAGTGACTTTGGAGGTTGTACACACACAAAAATTTTCAAGAACCATATATTCTTTGCTAAATCTGATTTATTATTATTTTCTGCTCCATATTTAGATGGAGATAGTTCTACATCTACAACACAAACAGATGCATATAGTGTAGCCGCAGGTGGTGGTAGTATTAATGTAGGCGGTACTATTACAGATTTAATAGTATTTCGTGACCAACTAATTATATTTACAGAAACTAGTATTAAAAGATTAACTGGTAATACTATATCAGATTTTAGATTAGACCCGATAACAGAAGATGTGGGGGCTATTGATACAGACACTGCTCAAGAATTAGGTGGCGATATTATATTCTTAGCACCTGATGGGCTTAGATTGTTAAGTGCTACTGATAGATTAGGTGATTTTGGTTTAGGTGTTGTATCTAAAAAAATACAGAAAGAAACAACAAACTTTATTAATAACTCTATTACTTACGCTACAGTAACAATCAGACAAAAATCTCAGTATAGAATATATGGATTTAATTCTGGATTTTCAGATGATGCATCACAAGGTTTATTAGGTACGCAGTATTCTACTCAAGGTGGCTTAGATATAGCTTGGTCAGAATTAAAAGGAATGAATGATTTTGTATCCCATAGTTCTTATGACAATGAAGATGAACATGCCTACTTTGCAAATGATGACGGATATGTTTATGAGTTAGAAAAAACTAATAGTTTTAATGGTGGAAATATTGAAGCAACTTTTAATTCACCGTTTCTTCCTATTAGTGACCCAAGACTAAGAAAAACTTTTTATAAACTATTTTTATACACCGACCCAGCAGGAAGTGTTGATGTAGATTTTTCTTTAAAGTTAGATTTTGATAGACAAGATACAGGCTTAATACAACCAGAACCTATAAATTTATCTAATTCTGCTGGTAGTGTTTTTATTTATGGTTCATCTAATTTTGCTCATGCAGGTTTAGTAAACAATGGAAGTGGTTTATCTATAGGAGCAACTAGTGTAGCAGTAGATACATTATCCGCAACTAGTGATACAGGTATTACTACAAACGATACATTTAAATTTGATGGAGTTGCTCAAATACACACATTAACTGCTGTGCCTACTGTATCAGGCAGTGCTGGTACTGCTACAACTACTTTAAATTTTACTCCTGCTTTAGCCGAAACAATAGCAGATAATACACAAATTATATTTACTAAAGTAGCTGGAGAAGATGAAGCATCTTATAGTGATGGTTCACTAGAATCACAGTTTGAAACACAATTAATAGGTTCAGGATTTACAGCTGCATTACGAATAGATTCTGATAATACAAGCCCAGCATTTACACTAGACGCAGCAACACTTGAATACGCGATTAATGGAAGAAGGTAATAACGATGGCAGGATATACTAGACAAGCATCGGGGAATATTCAAACTGGTAGCGTTATTAATGCTACGGATTTTAACAATGAATATAATTCTATATTAGCCGCATTTGATGCGTCAACAGGACACAATCACGATGGTTCTACAGGAGAAGGTGCTAGAATTTTAGAGATAGGACCTAGTTCTCAAAAGGTTACATTTGGTTCAACTGCTTTAACATTTACTGCTTCTTTAGACATTGGTTCTACGTCTGTACAAATAAATGATTTATTTATATCTGATGATAAAAAAATAAAGTTCGGTGCAGACCAAGATGCTAGTATAGAATATGATGAAGCATCAACAGATACTTTATTGTTTGAAGGTGCAAACATACGTATTGCTAATACCAATAACATTATAGAGTTTAGAGATGCAAATTTAAAAATACACTCTTCATCAGATGGTAAGTTAGATATTGATGCTGATACAGAGTTAGAAATAGTTGCACCTACTGTTGACATACAAGCATCAACAGCTATTACTTTAGTTTCTGATGCTATTACTTTTGGCGAAGCAGGTGACACAGACATTGTACTTACTTTTAATGCTAACACAAGTGATGGTGTTTTAACATGGAAAGAAGATGAGGATTACTTTGAGTTTAGTGATGACTTATTAATTGCAAGTACAGAAAAAATACAGTTCCGTGATACTGCATTGTTTATTAATTCCTCTACAGACGGTCAATTAGATATTGATGCTGATACAGAACTAGAATTAACATCTCCTATCGTAGACATCAATGCATCTACATCTGTAAATATTAGTAATGATTTAAAACTAGACAGTGATTCTGCTGTGCTAGGTTTTGGTGCAGATAATGATACTACACTAACACATACAGACGGTACAGGTTTAACTTTAAATAGCACAAACAAACTAACCTTTGGTGATGCGGCATCTTTTGTACAACAATCAAGTGATGGTGTACTAAGAATAGATGGTGAAGCTACAATAGATTTAAATGCATCTACTGCTGTTACAGTTAGCAATGATTTAAAATTAGATTCCGATAGTTCTGTATTAGGATTTGGTGCTGACAACGATACCACTTTAACTCACACAGATGGTACAGGTCTTACTTTAAATAGTACAAATAAATTAACATTTGGGGATGCGGCTACATTTATACATCAATCATCTGATGGTGTATTAACAGTTGCAGGTGAAGCAACCATTGACCTTAATGCTAGTACGGCTGTTTTAGTATCAAACGATTTAAAGTTAGACAGTGATGCATCTGTAATACACTTTGGAGCAAACAGTGAAGTAACATTAACTCACGTACACAATGAGGGTTTAACCTTAACTCACACAGGTACAGGTGATAACACTCCTATTATACTACAGTTAAAATCAGAAGAAAATGAAATAACTGCAAATGAAACAATTGCTTCTATAGAGTTTGCGGCAGGAGATGAAAGTGGCAGTGACGCGGCTTTAGTTTCGGCAGGTATACATGCAATAGCTGAAGCAGAGTTTACATCTAGTGTTAATGCAACTAAACTTGTATTTACTACAGGTTCTTCTGAAGCGGCAGATGCTAGTGCTACTGCTATAATGACACTTAGTTCAGCAGGATTGCTTACTATAGCAGATGACTTAGTAATTAAAGACGGTGGTACAATAGGTGTTGCAAGTGATGCTGATTCTATTACAATAGCCTCTAGTGGAGTAGCTACTTTTTCCCAGAAAGATATACACAGTGCTGGTATCTCTGTAAAAAATGGTGCAACATCTGCTGGATTTATAGAGTTTTTTGAAGATAGTGACAATGGTACTAATAAAGTAACGTTAATAGGACCTGCGTCTACAGCAGATATTACTCTTACTTTACCATCTAGTGCAGGAACTATAGCTCTTACTACTGACATTGCTACTGCTGGTATATCATCAGGTAATGTAGCTACATTTGGTAGTGGTGTAGCAGATAATGACTTTTTAAAAATAGATGGAACTACTGTTGAAGGTAGAAGTGCCGCAGAAGTATTATCAGATATAGGTGCTATTACAGCTAGTAGCTCAGATACTTTAACAAATAAAATCTTAACAACCCCAATTGCAAATGCAGGAATACAGCTTAAAAACGGTGCAACTAGTGCAGGTTTTCTAGAATTTTTTGAGGATAGTGACAATGGTACAAACAAGGTAACTCTTATAGGTCCAGCATCTACAGCAGACGTTACTGTTACACTACCTAGCACTGCAACAACATTAGCAGGATTAGCTGTACCACAAGAGTTTACTGCATCTCAAAATTTTGATGAACAAGCTCTTAGTGATGGAGCTAATATAGATTGGAATTTGCAGACACAACAAGTGGCAACTGTAACTTTAGGTGGTAATAGAACTTTCAATGCTCCTAGTAATCATGTAGCAGGTTTAGTTTGCGTTCTAACAATTGTGCAGGATGGTTCAGGTTCTCGCACAGCAACTTTTAACTCTGTGTTTAAGTTCACAGGAGGTTCTGCTCCAACGCTAACAACCACTGCCTCAGCTAGAGACATACTTGTATTTATAAGTGACGGAACAAATCTTCGTGAAATTGGACGTTCATTAAACCCAAGCTAGGATAGATTATGGAAATAGACCCAATGTTATTTTGGAACATTGTTCTTACAATGATAATTGCTCCAGTATTCTGGGCATTTCGTCAAATGTTTACTGAAGTAAAACGATTACAAATATTATTAAATAAAACTCGCGAAGACTACGCAACTAAGATGGAAGTGCGAGATGATATGGACAGGGTAATGGAAGCATTACACAGAGTAGAAGATAAATTAGACAGGGCATTGGATAGGAAATAAGCATGGCTATGTTCAAAGCATTTAAACCTAGTGGCATGGAAAAGATAGCACGTTCTATGGGTTATCAAGGCAACATGCAGGGCTTTCAAGATTATATGACACAAGACCCAATGCGTCAGCAACGTATGCAACAGTTTACTAATCAAGCAATACAGATGGCACGTGGTGGTGTAGTTAAGATGCAAGAGGGTGGCACTACTGAACCAGCACCTGTAGAAGAAGCACCTGCTGTAGAAACAACATCAAAGTCACCAAGCATAGGTGACATCACTGTAGATAGAATGTCAACAGGCGCATTACCTGTAGGCGGTGTAACAAAAGTAGAAAAAACACCTATATCAGGCGACCAGCTACTTAGCACAGGTACTGGTACACTTGAACCAATAGAAAGTATATCTACTGCTGTAGCTGATACAACACAAGCAGATGCTGTTCAAGAAAAACAAGCAAACAAAATGGAAGCATCTCAATCTGCTGATGGTATACAAACAGCACTAGATGCTACACAAGCGGCACAAGGAACTGTTGACCCAAGAGCAGAAGTAATAGCCGCACAACAAACAGTATCATCTGTAGGTAACTTAGATGCCGCACAAGGTAATGCTATACTTATGAATAATCCTGTACAACGTGAGATACAGGATGGTGAACTTATTAGTGGTGTAGCTAACGCAGAAAAAGCCGCTAAGTTCACCGAAGAAATACAAGCCGCACAAGCGACCCCATCAAAACAAGCTACTGTGCAAGGTCAATTAGAAGGATTAATGCAAAACTTTGAAGGTGGTAATACACCTGCATGGGCATCAGGAGCAATGAGGGCGGCACAAGGTATGTTAGCTTCTCGTGGTTTAGGTGCATCTTCTGTTGCTGGACAGGCTATTGTACAAGCGGCAATGGAATCAGCACTACCTATAGCACAAGCTGATGCATCTACTGTAGCACAGTTTGAATCACAGAACTTGACAAACAGACAGCAACGTGCTATGCTTGCGGCACAGCAACGTGCTACATTTATGGGCATGGAGTTTGACCAAGCATTTCAAGCTAGAGTACAAAATGCAGGACGTATAGCTGACGTAGCTAATATGAACTTTACTGCTGAACAAAATATTGCTCTTGAAAACAGTCGTATTGCTAATACAATGAACTTAGCTAACTTGTCTAACTCACAAGCAATGGTTATGGCAGAAGCTGCGGCATTGTCTAATTTAGATATGGCTAACTTAAACAACAGGCAACAAGCCGCAGTACAGAATGCACAGAACTTTATGCAGATGGATATGCAGAATCTTTCTAATAGACAACAAACAGAAATGTTTAAGGCACAATCTCGTATCCAATCTTTGTTTACAGACCAAGCGGCAGAGAATGCTTCAAGACAGTTTAATGCTACATCACAGAACCAAACAGACCAGTTCTTTGCTAATTTAACATCTGCTGTAAATCAATTTAACTCTTCACAAGCTAATGCACAGTCACAGTTTAATGCAGGTCAGGTGAATACGGTTGAAAGATTTAACCAAGAGATTGCTAATCAACGTGACCAGTTTAATGCACAAAATCAATTGGTGATAGCACAAGCTAATGCACAATGGCGTAGACAAATAGCTACAGCAGATACTGCCGCAGTTAATCGTGCTAATGAAGTTAATGCTCAAGCAGTGCTTGAAATATCTAGTGAAGCATACAATAATCTGTGGCAACATTATGCCGATACTATGGAGTGGGCATGGACATCTACTGAAGGTGAATTAGATAGAAGAAACAAACTAGCTGAACAACAGTTAGAAAATGATGGTGTAATAAAGCAGAGCGAAATAAATAAAGCGTCAGCTTCAGGTCAAGCAATGGGAAGTTTATTTTCTGAACTAGGCAGTGCATTTATAACAAGTAGATTTGGTGGTTAATATGCAAACAAATAACGCAGAACTTTTATATAAACAAGCTGAACGTGCTTCAAGTATGCTTAAAAATAAACAATCAACTACACCTAACACAGGTTTGTTATCACCTATGAGAAGTAGAAATCAAAACAATGACAGTGTAAAAGATAATCCTGCATATAGGGCAATAGAAATATTTAATACATTGAATGCAAAACGTATGGAGATAAAGAATGGCTGAACCTATGTTTGATGCACCAATTCCGGGACAGTCTCTTACAGCAGAACTTGGGGCTAGACCTTGGCAAAGTCCACCACAGTTTACTACAGTAGATGAGGCGCTAGAATTTTATGTACCTCGCATGGCAAGTGATTCATTCTCCGAAAAACTAATTGATGTTATGGAGATGGGTGTACCACTAACTACATTAGCTAATAGTATGCAGATGAATAGTGTAATGGAAGGTAAGCACAGTGTAGACGTAGGCATTATAATTATGCCAGTGCTGATAGAGATGATGAGACTGATAGGAGATTCAGCAGGTATTGAATACGATACAGGTATGGACAAGAAAGAAAAAACACGCTCCACTTTAATTACTAAAGCATTGAATAAGTTACGTGATGAAGAAGCAAAGAATGAAACAACTGAAGAACCTGAAGAAGTAGTAGAAGAACCAACACCAGTTGAAGAAGAAGAGCCGAAGGGCTTAATGGCGAGGAGATAAAGCATGGCATTTTTAGGTGGTTTGTTTGGTGATATAAAGACATCTGATGTTTTAGTTGGTGCAGCAAAACGTGGTGCTGAGATACTAAGAGATGAGAGAGAGGAAGCTAATGAAACTGTAAGTCGTATGGCTGACTATCAAATTAAAAAGAACTTTGAAGAGCAAGAGAGATATCAAACAGAGTTAAGAGAAAACATAGAAATAATTAAAGGTATAGCAGGACGTGCTGGTGGATTAGACGTTGCTGAATACTTAGTTAGAGAGCATGGTCTTCAAGGGGCAATAGAACAATCTGCCAGATATGAAAATTTAATTTCATTAGGCGTATCACCTACCTTTATAACAAATGAAGGTACACAAAATACAGCAGAAGAATTAGCATCTTATGTTACAGCTAACCCAACAGTGTTTAAAGCAAGTCCTAGAAAACAAGGCGGTATACTTGGTGCAATAGGTTTAGGTAGAGACTTGGGCGCAGAAGCACAAGGACAAACAGATGCAGCAATTGAAGCTATGGGTTATGGTAGATATACAAAACCAGATTTAGGTATTGCTCCTACTATGTCTGATACTTTTGATAAACAAAGTTTATATTCTTTACCAAACTTAGCTGAAGAAGCACAGAGGCTGATGCTGTTGTCTACTAATTTAGAAGAAGGTGGCGACCCTGAAGGTGCTAAAAAACAAGCTGACAAAGCTAGGCTATTAGTTGAGCAATATAAATATATTAACAACACAGGTTCTGGATTAACAGAGGCTCGTACTACACAGAATCAAAAAATTATTGGTCAACAATTAGCTACGTTAGCTGGTACATTTGACCAACTTATTCCTTTAGGTGCAGGTGAGTATGAAGTTAAAACAAAACTTACTAAATCTGAAGACATTAATAAACACAATATGGCAATTAATAAATTAGTAGTTGTAAAAGACCAAGCAATAACTGCTGGTATGTCTGCTGCTAAAGCAGAAGAACAACTCTACAACATATTTAAAAATAATTTAACTCCTCAACTTGTGACTATAGATGGTGTACCTACGATTGTTGCACTTAAAAATGAGGATGGCTCAACTCAACAATTAGTTGAAGGTGGTTTTTCTACAGGGGTAAATGCATTTGCACCACCTAAACCTGCTAATAATATACCTAATAATAATATACCTAATAATAATATTGTACCTGATGTAGAAGATTTACAATCTAAAATAGACAAAATAAATAAAACAGCAAATATTACAGATAATGCTAGATTGATAACTCAACTTAGCCAAGAAATAGGTGCAGATAAAGTACAACAGCTTATGGACGATGGTATTATTAGAGAAAGATAAGATAGTGAATGAAATAAATAAAGAATCGCTATTAAAAGATAAACAGTTTTTGGATGATGCTACTGCATTTCTTGTAGATAGAGGTGGGTACTCTGCTAGACAGTTACTGTCTGCTGAATCTATATACGATAAGTATATGGAACACTTTCGTTTTCAAAATGTAAATGAAGCTACAGCAATTAGTGACATGATATATGCACAGGGTGCAGACGAAGAAGAAAAAGAACGCATGGCTCGTCTGATGGATACGTATGATAATATGGATAGTGACTTTGGTTTAAAAGCTATCGGTGATTATGCGGCAGGTATAGCATCTGCTCCATCTACATACGCAGGTATCGTTACAGGTGGTGGTGCAAAAATTGGTGCATTAGCTGCACAACAAGGTGTTAAACTTGGTATTCGTGAAGTACTCAAGCGTGGTGTGGCTGGTGAAGCATTACGTAAAGCAGCTACAGCAGGTATTGTTCGCGCTGGTGCAGTAGAGGGTGTATTAGGTGCAGGACAAGTAGCCGCCCAAGAAGAAACACGTGTTGAGACAGGAATGCAAGAAGACATTCGTGGTGGTGCTGTAGCATTGGGTGGGGCTTTAAGTGTAGTTCCCGGTGCAGTATTTGGTGCTGGTCAGCAATTACAAAGAGCGATTACATCTAATGTAGCGGAACGAACAAGTAAGATAACTAAATATAGAAAGCATAAAGAGTTAAAGGCAAAGCAAGTAGAGGTAGATAAAGTATTTGAGGATTCAGAAACTAGCGATATGGCACTTGATATTTTTCAAGATATTCAAGAATTAGGTAGTGATAAAAAAGTACCCTTCTCAAAAACAATACCTGAAGAATTGAAAGAAGGAAAAAAACTTAGGGAAGATTTATCTGAGCCAGTAACTATAGATGAATTGAAGTTGAAGTTAAAGTTAGCATCAGATATAGAAACTCAAACTTTTAAAAGTATAGCTGCTGTAGGTGCGAAGCTATCTAAAATGATACCCGATATGGTTGTTGAGGGTGGTGGAGTAGAGCGAGTAGGTTCTAAAATAACAAGAGCATTAATGTCAGGTGCAATAGAAACTAAAAAAGGTGTTGTAGAAAAGTTTGATGCAAATAGTTTAGTTAATATTGCTGACGAATATGGTATAAGTATTGAGCAACTTGCACCTCTTTGGGCGGCATCTGTTAGTGAAGGGATGGCAAAAGGTGGAGTATTGTCTGGCATTTCTAAACGTGCAGCTAAAGAACAACTAAAGAAACTAGATAATTTAGACCGTGCAATGTTAGATGCCGCATCTTTTGGTGATGTACAGATGCTTACTAGACAAGCCAGAGATAGATTAAATGAAGTTGAAAATGTAATAGGAAAAAGTCACCTAGAAAAAGCAATGTCTGTTATGGGAAACATTGCTAAAGCACGTGTAGGATTAATGACAATACAATTAGCAACAACATCAAGAAATGTGTCTGCTGGATATTTACGTAATCTTGTGTATGCCTTTGACAATTTAGGACAAGGTTTGTATAATCAAGCTGTACCTCAACAAACAGCTAAAAGAAGATTAAAACAGATAGGAAATTATGAGCCTACAGATGAGGAGATAAAAGAAGAAACATTACGTGCTGTTAATTTAGGTAAAGCACAAATGCGTACCTTTGTTGATTCTCTCGCATTTAAAGACTTGATGACTGTAACTACTGCGGAGACTACTGCTCTAGCAAAGCTAATGCAAGACCCTGACTTTGGCAAATCTAAAGCTGCGCAAAAGTTGTTTTTAGATATGGGTCATGCAACAGAAGAGTTAGATAAGGGCGATACCTTTTTAGATAAGGGTTTATTTCGTGCCGCAAGATTAGGTAACAAGTTAAACACCATGTCAGATAACATGTTTAAACGTGCTATATTAGGACGGGAGTTAAACAAAAGTATAAGAGCAACAGGTGCAAAGATAGACAGAGTTGGACTAGGAACAGCATCTCAAGTATTTAAAAATGAAGAGGCTTTTAATACTTATAAATTAGAAAATCCGTGGTACGTAAAAGTAAAAAATAATATAGCCAAAGATGCTGTATTAGGTGCAGATGAATTAAAACAATTATCTGATAAAATTACTTTTAAATCTTTAAATAATTTAGATTTAAATCAACTATTGAAAACAGGTAGATTTACTGATATAGATGATGAAGTTATTGCTAGAGGAATGACTGAAGCACTAGACTTTACATACCAAACATCGGACTTCGGTACTAGAGCAGGAGGTTTTAATAAGTTTGCAACATTTTTTATAGATACTTTTCAAACTCCTTTAGGCTCTGCCTTCGTTCCTTTTCCTAGATATATGATTAATCAATTTAGGTTTATGTATGAACATGCACCTATACTAGGTACTTTAAACTTAGGTGGTATAAAAAATGTAGCTGGTTCTGCTACAGGTAAGTACGCAACTAAACCTTTTCTAGATTTGGGTGCTGAATCCGTGGCAAAACAAATGACAGGACTTATGACTATAGGTGCTTTCTTTGGTTTAAGGTCTACGTTTGGAGATGCAACAACAGGACCATTTCAATATGAGAATCCATATGGTTCTGGTACAGTAAATGCAGAAGCCTTACTAGGACCTTTTACTGCACATGCTTTAATTGCAGACGCTTTGTATAGAATAGAAAATAAGGATAAAGTTAATGAGCCTATTGAAATTAGAAATTTTATTAAGGCTGTAGGTGGTGGTCAGTTTAGAGGAACGGGATTAAATCTAGTAGATAATGTTGCTGACACAATTCAAAGTGGTCTTGATGATGGTCAAACTACACAACAAATATCCGATGCAACAGCAAAACTATTAGGTAATTATTTAAACAGTTTTACTGTTGGAGCAGGTGTATTAAAAGACGTAGTTGCTACACTAGACCCAGACTTCCGAATACTACCAAATAATACAGATGTTAAGTTCATACCTTACATGCTGAAACAGGCAACACGTTCTTTCCCTCAAGCAGTAGATGATGATGCTTCTTTTTATGGTTACACAGGGCTAGGTCCTAAACGTGACCGACTTGAAAGTGCTACTAGAACTACAGGTGTCAGGTCACTTAATCCTTTTATGAGACAAATAACAGGTCTTGGTCAAGAAGAAGAAAGAAATCTAGCTGAGAAAGAGTTTGATAGGCTAGGAATAAAGTGGTTTGAGATACAACCTACAAAGATTAAAGGTGACACAGACCTAACCAATAAACAAAAGCTGTATATGGCAGAGCATGTAGAGAAAGATGTAACTGCTTATATAGCAAGTGATGAAGAATATTATGCATTCAAAAATGAACCCATGATACAAAAGAGTTTAGTAAAACAACAGATTGCAAAAGCTAAAGCTAAAGCAAAGGCTCTAGTATATAACAAGAATGTGTATGAAGTTACAAATGAAATAGATAGATTTGCTAAGATAACGTATTTAAATAAACTTAATGATGTAGATAAAGCTAAAATAGAAATGTATTATAGGCAAGAAACAGTAAGCGAAAAGTATCCAGAAGGTATTCCTATAGGTGATAATTACTTAGCTGCTTTATATATTGCAGAAGAACTAGGTTTATATACAGTAGATTAAAAAATAAAAGGGGCAATTAAGCCCCTTCTTTTTTACCTATTATCGCCATCACCTTGGATAGCATTACGTTTTTTTCTGTCCTCTAGTTTATCTAAGTTCTGTGTGGCAATAACAGACAGAGAAACATCTAAGTCTTGTGCAAGCGTAGCACAATACCATAACACATCTCCTATCTCAAAGGCTATGTCTATCTTCTTCTGCTCATAGTCTTCTTGATTATAGCCATCACGTATTAACTTCTTTACTTTATTGGCTATCTCACCTGCCTCACCTGCTAGTCCTAGTGCAGGATAAGTTATCCTATATGATTCAGGATAGATAGCATACGACTTTGCTTTCTTTTGATACTCATTTAATTGCATGTTAGGATACTTCTCCTCTTGCCATTTAGCCATTTCGTATTCAAGCCACTGCACTTTCTTGTCCTTTAAATGCTTTGATTACATCAGAAGAGAATAACTTCTTTAGGTTTAAGAGGTACATACGTGCGGCATTATTATCTCCACCAGACACAGACTTCTTGTAATCTAGGTTGTCAATTATTTTTCTTAAAGATTTTGTGTCAAAGACTAGCGTAGCAAATGTTTCATCCCCAATACACAGATTATGAAACCAGTAATCTGATTCCGTAGCATTGATTCCACTTGGCTTACCATAGCATTCGTATTCAATGCATATATTACCCGTCTTTTGCCATATATCTCTTTCACTCTTAACCTCTATCTTTCCTTGTTGTAACATATCGGCAATCTGCTGTTCTCTAACCTCTCCATATGCTAAGTCAATATCAAACTTCTTTCGGTCTTTAATTTGTGGTTTCATTTGATTCACTATTAGTATCCTTTTGTAATGATTTAATTAATGTATTTGAAAAAGCACTCTCTGCCATAACCATTTGGTCTAAGTCAAATTTTGCTTTCTCTATCCTAGCTCGTAAAGACTTTACTTGTGTTAATACATACAACTCTTTATCATCTAAATCTGATACGTCATACTCTGTATTATCTACTTTAATTTTATTATCTTCTGACATTATTCTTTCTCCATCTATGTTTAAAAAATACAATTATATTTATCATCGTGTTTATAGATATAGCAGTAAGCATTGCTACTTCCCACCAATTAGCTACATAATTTAGAACCATCCTAGCTTGACCCCATTATGTATAATAATGAAAAAGCAAGCAACCAAGTGAGTGAGTACCCAAAAGGTACGTAACATAGCAGCCATATCGCTTTCACTTTCATCATCTGATATCTTGCTCCCAATTGTTTTTGCCCATACTCTCCATGCTTTACTTCTCATAGTTCTTTCTTTGTAACTCTGTATACGCTAGTTTTTCTATGTCATGTCTTCTTATACCCATATCTTCTAACGTATGGTCAGGTAAATCTTGTAGTGTTCTTATTATCTTTCGTGTCTTACGCCAGTCTATAACATATCTCATAAATCTTGTCAAGTAATTTTCCAGTGCTAATTTTTTCATTGTATCTCCTGTTGTGTTTATATATTCTCTTTTGTTTCCTAAATACCCGGGAACGTACTTCATGCTGCAGTCAAGTCCACTACTTCACAGACCCCTGCTGAACATGCTAACTCACGTCCACCCGATGT